GGGTATCTTTTTTTCGCTAGCTAACTCTACTGCCGCCTTAATTTCTGATTTGTTTCTGCCACCTAAACCAAAAGTTTTTGCTAAAACACTTTTTCCAACTTTACTGACTATAGGTGTTAATCCTGATCCAATGGTGTTGTAAAGCAAAGCGTTTTTCATTTCAAACATAACAGCAGTCGTGGCTTTTTCCATGGGATCCATTTTTGCATACTCATTACTTGATATCTCACCAAGATCAAACATAGCAGCATTTTTTAAACCCTCACGGTATTGTTGTAATTCAAAAGTAGCAGCTCCTGCACCCGCACCTAAGGTGCCCCCACCAATGGATTTTAATTCAGTTCTTCCAGCTCGACTCCTAACAAATTTTTGCGAGGCATCAGCAGATTTTGTAAAAAAATCCGCGGTTCGTCCAAATAAATTTCTTGCTCTTTTAAATTTTTTACCTAAAGTTTTTTCTGTAATTAAACTCATAAATTTACCCATCTTACTTTGTGTAAATCTAAAGTTTTCTGAAGCCTTAGCATTTCGTGCAGCAAACATAAGTTTTTTTCTATCTAAAACATAAGGCACCATACTGCCAAAGAGATCACCAGCAATTACATAACCAAAGTTAGTTTTACCGCCAGGGTTGGCTTTTTCTAGCGCATCTTGTTTAATATTTTCTCTGGCAGTTTCTCGCTCTGCAATCATTTCGTCTACATTGTTGTAACCTGTTAATGCGCCCTTTTGAAAAAGAGCATCCATTACTTTTTTCTGCTGGTTTCCTAAATTAGCAGGATTCAGTTCTTTCCTATCAATTAAATTTTGTAGTTCTTGTAAATTTGCCATAATTATTGCCCTTGATTAAATATCTGTAACAATTCAAAATTGCTCATTTCACTTAAATCTTTAATTTCTTCTCCTTTTGCTTTTAATGCCTGCTGAGCTTGATAATTTCTGATAGATTTCATATGACCAAATTGTGAAAATAAACTCTCAGGAGTCTCACTAATACTTGAAAGTAGAACTTTTGCATTTTTTTCAAAATTACGATTAAGCCTTGTCTCAAGTAATCTATATTTTTCCATAATAACTTTTGGGTCCATATTAACGATCGCTTCAGTGAGTTTTTTTGCTTCTTCAATATCTCTTTGTGTCAAACGGTCTTCAGCTTTGTTTGCATTAGCCACAATATAGGTTAAATTAGTTTCAATAACTTTGTACCTTGCAAGAGCTTTTTTAATTTCCTCTCTTTTTTCTGCTTTTTGTGTCTCGGACATTTTTTCTTGCTCCTTTGCAGATATTAAAGTGTTGAACATGTGCTCTGCCCAAGTATTACCTTTTTTCTCACCTTTAAATCCTTTTGGTATCGCTAAGTCTCCATATTTTTGAGCCTCATTTATAGCTTTTTTATAATCGTTTAACATGTATTGCTGTGTGTTTTCCTCATCAGGGTCTGATAAAGCCGCGTTTTCCATGATGATTTTTTCAATATTTGAATTATTTAGTTTACTAATTTTCACAATGTCATCTGTATTATTTTCTAATTTGTCGACAAGCAATGAAGTTTTATCAGTGCTACCAGCTGTTCCAGCTCTTGTTATAATGTCACCAGTAATTGTTCTGATAAATTGCTCAATACCTACTAGATTGCTTGCTATGTCAGCAACATTGGCATCAGCGCCAGGCATTAAATTACCTTGTGAAACCGTAGCAAAAAATAAATTAATTAAATGCTGTCCATCAGACGCATAATGTATTTGGTTAAATGCTTTATCAATAGCAGTTTGTTTAAATTCATAAGTGTTCTCATCAGCTATTCCTAAACTATCTGCAGTTACTGCTTTACCCTTTCTTGGAATGATATAAAGCTGATTACTTCCTTTGTCTCGTGAACCTCTTCTGTACTCCTGGCCTAAATAAGCATCAGGGTTCAGTACCTTAACACCAAAAGTTTTTTCATATAACTCATAATCACCCTCACCCGATTCATTTATTTGTTTCATTAAAGCTTCCATATACTTTTCATCTATTCTCATGCTGGCTTCGACTTTTGATTTAAAAAGATCTAACATACCGTTGTCTCTTTGTTGCATAATTCCTAAATCTGCCTCAAACAGATACTTTTCATTTTGCGTAAGTTGTTGATCAAGTGTGTTTAGATATTCATCATATTTAAGTGCCATGCCTTGCATAAGTTCGCTTTCTGAAGCTTGTAACGCGCTCAAACTTTCTACCGCGTTTGCACCTGCGCTGCCTAAAATATCTAAAAACCCTGATACTCCACCTTCATAAGATTTGCCGGACATTAAATCCAATCCAAGTTTTAACAAAATATAGTCTTGTTGCTTTTTGTTGTAACCTTCCATACCCGATCTTTGTTTAAAATCACTAACAAATTCATCAAAAGTTTTTCTTTCTTGATCAAGTAATGTTTTTCTATATTCCTCAAGTCTATCGCTAGAGTTTTGGAAGTTCTTTTGAATTTGTTCTTCAATCCTTGCAAATTGACCTGGTAACATTAATTTTTGAGATTGCATTAAATTTAAAATCATTCGATTTTTTGTAAGATTTGTATTAGTAGAATTAGTTACAATTTCACCTGCATTTGAGCCCATAAATCCTGCAAACCCAGCATCACCTTTTTGACCACCTTTGGTTTCTGTGAAACCAGACATATCAACATCACCAATGTTGCCCTCTTGATTATTTTGTTGACGGTTCTGTTGATTATTTTGGTTTGCTCCTGCTCTTGTTATTAAATCTTGGTTAACTACATTTTCTGTTTTGCCTTTTGTTGCAAGTTTTACTAAATCCTCAGTTTCGCCCATTTGTTGACTGATATCATCTGCGAAATTAGAATCACTTAAATTTAAGTTAACTTGACCTTGACCTTGACCTTGCTCTTGTGTTTCTTGATTTTGTTTTTCCTCAGTAATAGTTGGAGTTGCTGCACTGGCTGGAGATATTAAATCATCAAATAAACCCGCTTCACTACCGTATCCCCCAACGAGTGATGATCCTATGAGACCAGCTTTTGTTTTTGTAAATTTACCCTCACCAATACCTTTACCAAATTTTCCAGCAAGTTTTTTTTGTGTAACAGCTGCACCTTTTGCAGTAGGAAGTTCTCCCTTCCCAACTCGAGTAAAAGGAATTTTACCTCTGAATAAATTTGACTTAGTGCCCCTTCTCAATAAATAAGGTAAACCTGCTATTTCCAAGGCAGTTAAACCTAAATTTCCAAGAGCCAAATCGTAATTTTCATCTGCTATATTCTGTCGAATTTCACCAACATTACGAACTGCATCACTTGCAGCAAGCGGTGTGCCAAGTGCACTAACCGTAGGGTTTTGCAATGTTGTCACTACGCCTTTGACTGGATATCCAACAGCTTTCATGGTGCCGCGTGTGACTGGATTGTTTACTGCTCTTGATGCTTTGACGCCTTGATAGACATTACGTGCAACTGGAGCTAATCTTGATAAAATTCCAACAGCAGCTGGTATTAAAGGAATTGCCATTACGCACCTCCCACACCAGTGCCGCCAAGTATATTATATGCT